TAATCAGGATAAGGGTAGGTTATATTATCGGTTGAAAAAGGAGTTTGTATTTTACCTGCTCTAATATCAGCCAGCATCTGATCCCATTCACCTACTTCACCTTTATAATTTCCCATTAGATTATCTAGATTATCTTCACCTGGATTCTTAGCTGTGTATAAACCTGCTAGTCCAGAAGTCCCTAGTATCCATGGCATAGGATTATTTTTGAATGATTGTCCAAGGCTGGATAGTAAACTAGTTCCCCCTGAAGAGACGGGTTGATACAGAAATTCTTCTACTCCTGTTCTTGCTAAAGCTTTAGGATCTACACCTATTTTTTTATAAAGAGTTTGACCACTTTTTAATTTATCTCCTCCAAAACCTAAATTAGTAAAACTTTTTCCTATATTACCCCATCCTCCTGTTCCTAAACCAAAAACATTAGAAGGTCTTAACCACTGTGCACCTCCCTTTAACCATGGCTGACCCATTGCACCTGCTCCAACATTTGCCAAACCAGCTGTTGCCATATACATTAAAGCTGCTTTACCTAAATCACTTTTAGCGAATTTCTTAACGCTTTTAACTAAACCTTTAACTCCTTTTTTAGCTCCTTTAAAAACACTCTTAACTAAACTTCCTAGACCATAGCCGGGTCTGCCCATCATCTCATCTACTGGATGATCAAATTGATGTTCTTCAGGATATTCAGCGTAAGGATCACCCCATTGAGTGTCTCCTCTAGAAATTCTCTGTGCTGAACTACGAACACTTTCAGGAGTGATCATGTCCATACCTGCAGCGAAACTTAAAATATCTGTTGCGTGTTCCGAAACTCCTTCTGCTTGAAGTTCTGCAACTATATCCTCTATTCTCATTCCAGAACCATCTACTCCAGGAAATTTTTCATAAAATTTATTCATAATTTTATAATAAGCATCTTCATACGCTTGACTTTGTTCAATTTGTTGTGCTTGTGCATCTGGAACTTGAGACATTATACCTGGTGCATCCGCTGTCACTTGATTTCCATATTGATAACCTGCTCTTCCGCCTTGAGCTAAAGTATAAGGCACTCCTTTAGCACTTTGCTGTCTTAATAGATCACTAATACTATAATTTTCCCCTCTAAGAATTTCATGAATTTCTTCATTTGTGGCACCTGGGTTGTGTCTCTTAAATTTATTTATTTTATCCATTAGTTGACCTTGTAAATATTCTCTACTATCCGGTGCTCCATACATACCTTTAAGTAAAGTACTAGTTGAATCTTTAAACATATCTTTGGTGTATGGTTCTTCCTTATCAGTATATGTAATAGGATCATCTATTTGCATAATTCCAGTTTCTTCAACTTCCTCTTCAGGACCAAACCATTTATCTTTATCAAGAGTTCCACCTTGATCTATATACTCTTGTTTCATCTCTTGCATTTCTTGATCACTAAAAACATCATCTTCTTCAGTCACCACATCCATTGAAGCTACACCTTGAGGCGTTACTACTTCTGTTATGTCTTGTCCAATAACCTCTCGGGACATTTCCAACATAGCTCTTTGAATATTTTCAGGAGTGATAGGTAAGTTTCTATCTTTTAACCATTTAATAGCAGGGACTAATTCAATATTCATAGTATCACCTACTGGACCTGCGTTTTGATAACCAATCCTTCCACCCTGAGCCACTTGTTGACCCATTGGAACCATAGATTGAAGCTCTTCATCGGGCACAATCATTTCTTCTTCAGACATAAACTCTTCAGGACCACCTTGAGCAGTAGACATTTTCATTTTTACAAAGTCTTCAAATTCTCCTTCAAATCCTTGAGCAACCATTGCTTTAAATTCTTTAATAAGTTGCATTAAAACTTCGGCCTGCTCTCCAGGAAGACTTTCTAATAACTGTTGAAGTTCTGGATCTTGCATTGGATCCATCTCATCTTCAGTCATGAAATCGTCAGGACTTCCTTGAGCAACCTCCATGTTTGGAGCGCGTGTTTCAATTTCTTCTGATATGATATCTGTTATTGCCATAATTTTGCCTGAATGTTAAATCTACTTTGTTTTTGCAAATAAATCAAGCTTTGGAACCTCCACGGTGACATCTCTTTGAATGTCTTCAACGCTGATTCCTTTAGCTTTCCACTCTTCCTCAGTAGCATACTGTTCTCCTGTTTTTTTATGCTTTATAATCGTCTTTGTTTTAGCATAAACTACAGGTATTTCCTTACCATTTATTTTAACCATATTCATTAAGTGACTACGTCCTTTTTAATGTTAAGATAGCTAATTCCAATGCTGACTCCATCCGATACCGTTCCTGCTAATTGAGCCTTTAAAATAGTACTATTTTCTAATATCACCGGTACACTAAAAAGTTCATAGCTGGTATTAACCGCTAAAGTTTTAGTACTTTCTATATTGAAACCATTATTAGTAATGCTAATGGTCGGGGTATTGGAGCCAGAATTATTAGTCACTCTAAAAGACCTTAATAAATACGTTTCTGCCGCGCCTGCTGTTAAAAGAGTGGTTAGATCTGTTGTCGAAAGAGTCACTCCATAAAATTTATACTGGTTTGTTATTGCCATTATTCTAAAAAGAAACTTTTAGCTTCTATCTCCTGTTTTAATTCTTCTTGAAAAGTTGTATTTAATTTTTCCACAATAGCATCAATATCTCTTGTTAAAGAATGAGCTGTGTCTGCATCATATTCTTTAGTCGCTCTGGTTATAAGTTGTACTATCTTGGCCATTATGTTATTTGTGTAATATCCTTAAATTTTTTTCCTTGAAAAATTTCTTTCCATTCAGATGGTTGAATTGAATCAAAAGTTCCTTTTGGAACCATTCCTTTTATCTCATCAACATTTCCGCCTGTGTTTCCCACTTGTCCTAATGCTTTTAATGTATTGTATTGAGGTCTAGTAACTTCAGCATAATGATCTTCTATCCCTGCATAAGGATCCATTGGAACATTATTATTATAATTCATGTCATAACTAAAAGCACCACTTGGAGTTCTTATTCCATAAGGATCATAAACTCCTCTGTTAATATTTTGTGTTGATAGTTGTCCATATTTCTGAACTTGCTGATCAGTCATTGGTCTAAATTTATCCAAACCAGGTTGTGTCATCGCTCTTCTTGCACCTGCAAAATCCATTCCTTGAGGAGTACTCATAATTCCACCTTGAGAAGGATGAAAATTATAATTTTTTGTTGACAACTTATTAGTAAGTGGATCATTAGAAAAATTCTGTAGAGATAAACTATCCATCGGTACATTTGGTGCTGTGAGTTTTTGCTCATTGTATGGAGTTATATTTAAAGCATTTAATCTTCTTTTTTCTGAATCTGGTAATTTATCCCAATAACTTTTAGGTTTATATTTATCGATTTGATTTCCAATCATGCCACCTATCAATGGAATGCCTGTCACTAAACTAGCCAGTCCACCTAAAATTCTTCCTCCGTATCCGGGTTTAACTTGTCCAATTCTAGGATCCGTAGATACATATCTTTGTCTACCAGGAGAACCCACTAAACTATAACTAGGTTTTCTATCGAAAAATCTTCCAGATCCGGTTCCATAAGTTTGTCCATAGCCATATTTATTGGCTCCTCCAAAAAGTTTACTTAAAAATCCACGTCTACCTGTATCCTTGTAAGCTGATCCTACATGAGCCATCGTTCCATCAGGACGTTCAACCCATTCTGGTACAGCACCTCTTCTAGTTCTTTCACTCACTGCTGAAGTTTGACCAATATTCTGTTGACCAGTTAAAATATTTCTCATGTGTTCTTGTGCTTGAGCATTTCCTTGTCTGCTTCCTTGATTAGCGCCCGGACTTCTATCTCTTGTATAATCCCCTTGACCATCTAAACTCATGATTCCCGAAGGTCCTTCGTTGGGTCCATTTTGTAATGAGCCATGAATATTAGATCTAAGTATTAATTCTTTTTCTGGTTGAGTAATATATGCGAGTTCTGTTGAAGGAGAACCAGGTCCTGATCTCCAATTTTGAGGTGCATTAACCATGGGTTGTTCACCTAAATAATTTTTCATTCCACCTTGACTAGCAATACCACCATTAGCATAATCTCTTTCCCATCTCTTCGCTATCTCTGGGAGATTGGCATGCATATATCGTCTTTGTTTCTCTGATTGAAAAGGCATTATCTTCTTCCGTCTGGTTGTACGTCTACTCTAAAGGTACCTAACTTCCAGTCCTGAGCGGTGCTGGTATTAGCAATCTTTAAAGAAACGGCACGTGCTCGTGCACGCGTATCTACCTTAGTCGTACTCGAGCTAATTGTAAAGGGTCCTAATGAAGAGCTCGCCTGGGTGCTATTAGGATAATCTCTTAAATTTAATGTAATTTGGGTATCTCCTGTTTGGGAAATAAAATCTGGAATGAATCTTCTGATTTTCATCAGGAATTCTCCGTCTCCTTGGAAGGTTGCTCCACCTTCTTTAGTAACCGTTATATCATAATCACCCGATTCTATATTCGAAGTAATCGCAGTAGTCGTACTTCCAACAACTTGATCGGTTCCGGTTTCCTGTTTAAAATATGTAGTTGTACCATCGGTATTTCCTACAACATCATAAGAAGTATTAGTATCAGGATCATAAGAAGTAGCATAAGGTTTGTTAAAGATAGAAGAATCCATCCAACTGGTTCTGGAAAATAAAGCACTATCATTAGTGGTCCATATCACTCTTTCTGAACTGGAATCTAAATAATTATAAATAACGGCTCGATCCACATTGTTAGAATTGGAAGTACAATAGAACCATATTATTTCTCCAAACAAATTATTAATGCCTGCAGAAATTAATTGATTGGAAGTTTCATTAAGATCATCAAATACATAATCTTCAACTAAACATTGCATTGATTCTAGTTTACCAGCATATTTAAAGAATCCATTATTGGACATCCAATACACTGCGCCATCTACTTCAACGGCTGCATTAATTCCTATTAATCCACAGTTAGTTCCTACTTGTTCAAAGGCAAATACAAAAGGAACACCCACAAAACGCATTGTAAATAAAGACGTATCCGTCCATACATAAATAGCATTTCTTCCAAGTTTAGCTCCCATGATCCGTGATCCGTCGGCCAGTCTTTGCGTACCTGCTGTATTGGTTGCTGTCGGAGTATAAGTATTAATATCTTCCCGGTTGGACCATCTGACATACATATCATCTTGAGTACTTGTATCTCCAATAGTTGTTTCCGTTCCAAAAAACACTAAGTGTCGATCAGGTGTAGATACCAGCATATGCCTCGATGCTGTTGGTGCCCCCGTTATAATAGTTGCTCTTGTATCTGTGGCATTGGTTAAATTTGAATTCCATTCAAAACAAGGACCATTAACAATGAGAGCAATTACATTTTGACCAAAACTGTCAATGACCCATAAACCAGGATCAGCAACTTTATCCGTGTTGGATGCTGCACTGCCCCAAGTGGTATAGTCTGAAGTATTTGTAACGGTTGCTCCACTTGAATGAGCTGCTCGTGTAGTGCCTTGTACATTTCTAGTAATTCCTGTTAAATTGCTTCCTGTCACTCCTGTATAAGATATTTCTTCTGTGCCTACTTGAATATAATTAGTCCCTGAAGTTGGAAAGCCGGTTACAGAAGTTAAAGTAATGCTAGTTCCTGAACCACCTGTTCCATAAACATTATCTCCTAAAGCTCCATTTAAAGTTGTAGTCTGAGCTCCTGAAACAGTTCCACCAAATTGAGATATACCCCACCCGTATGCCCCTAATTGTTCAGCAGGACCCACAGGATAATACCATTTAACAGAACAATCTCCATCAGTAGCCGTTGCACTGGCAGTGGAACCCATAGTAATAGTAACGGAAGTAGCATCTACTACTTCAGTTATCATAAATGTTTTGTCATCAAAATCAGAAGCTGAATAACCTGAACCTGTTGGAGGAGTTACACTTTCAAGTAATAAAATATCTCCTGCTGTCATTCCAGAGGTTGTAGATAAAGTAATGGTAAGAATAGCAGACCCACTAGTAGAAGCGAGCTTGTCGGTTAAGGCTCCAAAATCAGTTTTAATTGGGTGAATGTCATAAAAAGCTCCCCCTGTATATGTATATAAAATTCTATTCGTTCCTATAATAGAGAAATTAATTGAATTTTGACTAATGACATGGTGTTGAGCTCTAGCTACTCCTGTTAGAGTATTATCTCCTAATTGAGACCATCCCCCTATTTTTTCTGGTGTGTCATATCTAAATCTAACATTTTCTCCCCCGGTCCATTGTCCTTCAGCACCTGTGGAAGTAACTTGTTTATTAAATCCTGGTAAAAACTCTATTTTCTGCAGCATAAAATTCACTATATATCATATTGTGTTCCAATCAACTGGTTTAGGAGCGCCTAAAAAAGGTCTATTATCAAATATATACTTGTCCTTGTAGGGTCCGTCAAGATTATTGTAGTGTATAAAAGCTTGACAACATAAATTTCCTTTAAAGGGTGTTCTCCAATGAGGAAGTTCTAAGCCACGATAAATTGCTAAGTCGCCTGGGTTTAAAAGTATTTTAACTTTCTTTTTTTTATCTTGGATATATATTTCCCAAGGATCTCCACCCAAAGCAATAGTAGCAGATATCTCGCATGCTTCTCTATCTTTATGTTTAGGAAGTTTATTACCTTTTACATACACTCTTCCATAAGAGTATGTAGGAACTAAAGTAAGTTTAGTTGCTTGTTCTATTTTTGGTTTTATTTTATCTAACAATATATCCAGTCCAATTGATCCGTACAAAGCATATGTCTCAACCTGAGAGTCTTGGCTTACTCCTAAATTATTTAAATTACCAAAGAATTCTTTATTAGTTTTTACATAATGATAAAAATTTCTTTTAAACAATAGATAATTATATAAGAACTCACTCATTTCATGTGAAAGCGCATTTCTTACAATTATATATTTATTTTTTTTAAACGTCATAAATATATTTCTTTAAAAATTTATATAAACTAAGTTCATCTTTAACAATGTAATCCCATTTTTGTTTTCTTTGATCTAAATGGTTGGCTGCGTTCTTCCATCTTGTTTTCCAATTTTTTAAATCCGGATCTATATTACCTTTAATTAATGAAACTATGTGTGTGGGAGCCCAGTTCATTCCAGCAGCAATAGAATGTATTCCTCCCTCTAAACCAACAAAATGATAATCAAAATTTCTATTTACAGTATGACGTACAAATCCATGATACGATTCATGTAATAAATTAACTACTTTATCAGACCATTGTTTATTAAAATTTGTTTTCCAATAAGGCGTATCTTGTCTATGTGATAATGCATAATGCATTGCTACAAAATCGGTAAAGGCATAAAAAATATTTTTACAAGCATTGGTATATACATCTTTATCCCATTGAGACACTGACTCCCTCTCTAATGTTCTAACTAAATGATGTAAAAATTCATGCACAGAGTATAAACCATTACTTTCAAGAGGCTCTATAAAACCTGCGGACAATCCTATAGCACAGACATTTTTAACCCAGAGTCGGTTATATATTCCCACTCTCATTTTAATTTTTTTAAATTCTAATTCTTTAGTTTTAAGGTGTTTTTGAAATTCTTTTAAAGCGGTCTCATCGTCTACAAACTTACTCGAATAAACATAGCCACTTCCAATCCTACTCCATAAAGGTATTTTCCACACCCAACCATTTTCAATAGCTGTGCAATTAGTATATCCCACTAATTCTTTTTCTTTATTTTTATAAGGAATACGTGTAGCCCAAGCCGAATCATTTGGTAAAATCTCAGACAAATCATTAAATTGTTCTTTTAAAGTTTTACCTAAGAGTAAGGATTTAAACCCAGTGCAATCAATAAATAAATCAGCAGTATGTTTATTATTTAAACTTTTAATACCTTCTTCATTTTGTTCTACACTCTTGATTTCTTCTTTAATATGTTTAACCCCTTTAGGTATACATACATTGTCCCTTAACCATATACCAAATTTAGTTGCATCAAAATGAAACGCTGTGTGTCTATGAAAGTCAAACAACATTTCTTTTTTTTCATTTAAAAAACATTTGTTTTGATTAACCAAAGACATTTGCGGATAAGTACAATCAGCAAAATCAGATGACGGAGTTTTAGGATACAACATTTTTTTAAACCACCAATCATTTAAAAGAGATTTATTTCCTTCAACCACAGGATCTCCAAACGGATAATGAAACGCTTCACCTTTTTTATAAAAATCTGTAAATTTAATACTTAGTTTATATGATGCATCACATGCTTTCATAAACTCTGAGTCTTTAATACCTACCATAGCTTGCCACCCTCGTATTGCGCCTAGTGTACTTTCGCCTACCCCGACTGTAGGAATAGTCGGACTTTCTATAAGAGAAATATTTTTATCAGGAAAAAATTTAATAAGTGTTGTTGCTGTCATCCAACCAGCAGTTCCCCCTCCGACAATTATAATTTTTTTAATATCCATTATGAATCCTATCTAAATATTCTTTTATACTTATAGCCCCTTCAGTCTTTCTATTAATTTGATTTATGTACTTTACATGCATTTTTTTATGAAGGGAAGTAGAATATGGAAAAATTTCTTTAGCAATTTCTTTACGATCAAAATGATTAATTCCTTCTAAAACATATATGTGATTAACCTCATGAAAATTTAAATAACGATTTTGAAAATCTTGAGTAATAGGTAATCTTCTTTTCCACATATTTAATTTTTCTTGAAACTCATCCGAAAAAGTTATTCTTTCGTTTTTCCAAAACGAAGTATTTTTACCTTTAACTAAATAATGAATAGCTACAAAGTTACGAATATTCCAACTTAAAATTTGCCATTGTTTATTAAAATTATCAATTTCTTTTTCTGTATAATTACTTATGTAATTACAAAAACAAAATGTTTGTTGAACAGATGCTCCAATTGCACTAGCCTCTAGCGGTTCAGCAAACAAAGCACTTAAACCTATTGCCATACAATTTTTTATCCACGGTCGTTCTAAGTAACCATCATTAAATTTAATAAATTTTTCTATCTTAATAGGGTGACCTAATACTTTTTCTACTTCTTGTTGTGCCTTTTCTCTAGTGATGTAATTAGTATTGTATATGTAACCGTTACCTGATCTATTATAAGTAGGTATTCTCCAAAGCCAACCAGCATCCATAGCTTGTGCCAAGGTCCATGGACTATAATTATTTTCATCGTTTGTATTAAATGCCATTCCTTCGTTCATAAGAAGATTAAAAGATTTCCATTTACCTCCTAGTTTAGATATTAAAAGTTTTTTAAATCCAGTGCAGTCAAAATAAAAATCTGCTTTGTACGTTTTTTTAATTCCTTTTAAAGATTCAATTTTATCTGTGTGAACAACATCAATAATTTCATCGTCTATTACTTTAATGTTTCGTTCTTTACATTTTTTAATTAAAAACTGATTTAATTTATAAGTATTAAAATGATATAAGTTACAGTCAATGTTTTTACCTATTAATTTTTTTTTAAGAATAGGAGATATAATTTTGTTAAACGAAATTTTATTGGCAATGCAGTAAGCATAAAAAAAATCATATTGTCCTAGAGTAAAACGATGATCATTATCAACAAAGTGTAGATATGGTTTAGGAGTCCAATCTTTAAACATAACTCCAAATTTAAATGTTGCATCTGCTTCTCTAATTAAATCCTCATGTTTAATATTACAGACAGACATAAACTCACCCCAGTGTTCTGAGGTACCTTCTCCAACACCAACAATTCCAACACGGTCTGATTTAATAATTTTAATATCTATTTTTTCAAAACGAGCTCTTAGTATTAAAGCTGCAGCTAATCCAGCTGTTCCTCCTCCGGCAATAATTATTTTTTTAATATTCATATTTAATAGTCCAATAATTTATAATCTTTATAGTAGTAGTTTTTAATGAATTGTTTTTGTTTTTCATTAAGGTCTATTTTTATATCGGAAGTTATAGTGTGCATATCATTTTTTTCTTTCAACTTAGTTATCTCTAATTTAAAGTTATCCAAAAACCATTTAACAAAGTGGTTATTAAATTTGTTTTCAAATCTCCATAAAAGTGTTTTATAATCTATAAAGTTAGTTTGTGGCACAAACCAATTACTTCGGTCATTTAAAATAATATTATTAACCGTCTCATCAAATGTTTCCTGGCTCTTCATCATCTTTTGAAACTTCTCGTTGTTAATTTTATTATAATTTAAAATACTATTTATAAACCTATCAATAGGGTCTCTGATTACAGAAAATTTTTTAACGAGTGTGTAATTTAAGAATTGTTCATGCTCTGGATAGGTTAAATGGTGTACTTCCTTACCTCGATAATGATCAATGTCATTGTGTTCACAATTAAAATTTAAAGCCATAATATCTCTAATAAAACGGCCTCCTGTTCTAGGAATATGGACAAAATATATATTTCTATTAATTAACATTTTATTGCCAAGGTTTTCCTAAATGCCACATTGGCATACTATATCTAACTCCTTTGGTAACAGGTGTAACTCTATGTTTAACAAAAGAAGGAAACACAATAAAAGATCCCTTCTTATTGATCTCAGTTATAATTCTTTTTCCTGAAGAACCCCCATTAGTAAAATCCATTTCCAACTCACCCCCTTCAAAATCTTTCCCTGACTCAGATAATAATAAAATAGAACTTAACTTTCTAATTTTACCACCAAATTTTTTTAAGGTACTAGGATAAGAATCCGGCCAACTATCCATATGCCAATCATAAAATTGGCCTTTTTTATACTCAGTAAATTGAGCCTCTTCATTCCAGTCCCATTGAAAGTTCCAACCCGCATTATGGTTTGCTGCATGGACTACTGGATTAATTTTTTCATATATCCACGTTTCTTGTAGCCAGTTTATTTTTGAATTTCGTTGTTTTTTTAATTGTTTAATTTCTTCTTTAGATAAAGGGTGTTTTGTAAGATTTCTATTACGTCCCTGTGCTCCTGTGATAGCAAGTCGTTTTTTGTTTTTATTTCCTTGTTTTAAAATCTTATTAATAAAAGAGTCAGGAAACGGATTTTCAAAATACCAATAAAAATTTTTAAGGTTCATATTTTTTTAATTTTTCTTCTAAAACTTTTATTTTGTCATCTAATACAACATGTTTTCTAGTTGCCATGTTTAATTGATAATGAATATGTTCATATGTATTATTTTTATGGTGGACTGTAAAATTTTCTTTAAATTTTTGATAAACTATGTTGTTTAAAGGATCTAAAGCTAAACCACCATATGCTTCTGGTAAACACAAGCCACAATTGCAAAGATAATGTGCTTCAAATTCTAGATATTTTTTAGGTCCTTCATAAGGTTCTCTCCACATTTCATAACCATTACCATCATAAACAAAAGCCTCATTACATTTTAATTCTTTTTTATAAGTTTCTTTAGTGCGAATATCTTTAAAATAAGTTGTCCAATTATTTTCTTCAAATAAATTTACTAAAAGAGTTATATCGTGTTTCATGGGCTGTACATGTTTAATAATTTGAGCGTCGGGAAGATAAGAATTTAAACTAGAATAATGAAGAAGTATAAATCGATCATAGTTTTCTTTAACAACCCGTAGTCTTTTTAATGACATATATTCACCAACCGGAGTGTTCTTCCAAACTTTTTTAAGATTAAGAGGATATTGATCTATTGACACTCTTGATTGTAAAGTATCAACATGGCGCAATAACCACGAAGCATCATTAGGTTCAAAAAAATTTTTAATTTTTTCAATCATTTTAAACTTTCTGTTACTACATCTATGTTTCCGGAAATACTGATTCTAGTGCACTTTGTTTTAAATGGATAGACTTGGTGTCTTAAATAAGAAGGAAACATTAACATTAAATTATTTTCAGGCATAACTTCTGCTTGAGCTATCCCTCTTTGTGTATCTAAATCACCATATGAAAATAAAATACAACCAGGACCAGCGCAATTAGTTTCTTTTATATTTTGTTCAATTTCTTTTTTTAATTTTTTTGGTACATCACAATAAACTACAAAAGAATAATCTCCAGAATGAATATGTTGTGGATTATATTCATGTTGATTTTGATAATTAATCCATAAATTTAAAGGTTTCCATTTTATACAACCTACTCCCCACTCTTTTTTTTGAGCATAAAAATAACTTTTAATCCAGGGTGTTAGTTTTTTCCATATAACACCGGCTGTTTTTTTATTAAATAAAAATTCTTTTTTTATTTGTCCTGCTAAATGAGACCTAAAATTAAATTTTTGTTCCTTTCCTTTTTGTAAAATGCATTCAGTAATGTCTGAAGTAACCTTACTTTTCCATAAAAAAGGTCCAAAATAAAAAAAAGAATATGGTATTTTTGTTTCTTTCATGTTATATTGACATTGTAAAATAAATTAATAAAAATGTCAAAAAGAAATAATTGGTTTTGATTTAAAACTTAATTAGCGTCCCACTCTAATGTGTCTGGGTTCCAAACGTCAACATCTGAGTTCCATGCTAATGTACTTTCCTTCCACCATATTGGTGGAACTACTCCATCTATTGCGGGAGGATTTTTATTAGGGTAAGCAACAGGTGCTTCCCATTGCCAATTTGAATTACTTAAAGTCCATGAAGAATAGGGTTGAGCACCTATAAAGACATTGTTTACTGAATCCCATGTACTACCTATCTGCGCTGCATTTGCTTTAAAACTTCCATCTTTGCTATATTCAATCCATTGTCCTGCAGGCCATTTCTGAGATTGTGCTAAAAATTCTTGACCAGCTGCTTCTGTAGGAGCATTTTCATCTGCTACTGTAACAATGTTTAATACGATATTGTCGTTTCCTAATTGTGCAAAATATTTCATAATAATTATTGGTATTTGTATCGAATAACTACAACTCCAGTTCCTCCTGTAGATCCGCCGCCTCCGCCGCCGCCGCCTAAGCCGTCAGTTCCATCTACTCCAGGTGCAGCAGGTACTGCTTTTCCTAAACCTCCGCCGCCTGGTCCAGCAGCTCCTCCGCCGCCAGTTCCGCCGCCACCGCCGCCACCTGCGTAGGTCACGGTTGAGGCTGTAATTCCGCTTGTGCCACCATTTCCACCAGCGCCATGATTAGGCGAGCCAGCACTTGTAGCTCCACCACCACCGCCTGAGCCATGAGGAGGGTTGGGGTGGCCATTGCCACCAGGACTTCCTTGAGAAGGACTTACAGGAGGTGTATTACCTGCTCCTCCAACAGAACCAGTTGAAAAATATCCTGCTCCGCCACCAGATCCACCAGTGTTTCCAGCTCGTGGTCCGTTAGAAACTCCACCGCCACCGCCGGTACTTGTAATAGTTGAAAAAATTGAGTCCCCACCTTTATTAGAATTATTATTTGCACCACCATCGGGTCCAGTTCCACCAGCTCCAACTGTTACGGTATAATTTCCATCTGAAACTGTAAGGGCTGCAGGAGCTGTCATAGGGTCACCTGGATAATACATTCTCAGTCCACCGCCACCTCCGCCTGCTCCGTGAGAAGCGGAGCTTCCGCCACCGGCTCCAACTACTAAATAGCTTACTTGATCAGCACCACTTTCTGTTCCTGTTGTTACTCCAAAAGTACCTGTAGAAGTAAAAGTGTGAATTTTATCGTTTCCGGATGTAGTTATTGTCCCTCCTGTTGCTTCCATATAGGCCGGGCGAGGGAGCCCTCCGGCACCAAAACCTAATACTCTGTATCCAAAACCCATATTCTATTCTCCTTATCCGTCATTTGCTGCGTCTGTAGTATAGAATAATTTAATTCCTAATAATCTGGCATCGCCAGTAAAAGTATCACTACCATCGGCTGCATCTCTATAAACTTGAAAAAATGTATAATCATCGTCAGCTGGAGATCCAGCAATTGTCATTGCCGAACTCACTGCAGTCATTTGCACATCTTCTATAGTTCCAATTCCAGCATCTGTAACTTCTTGAGCTGTTCCAAAAACTGCATCAGCTGTGTCACCTTCAGTGCAACTTAAACCTTGAAGACCAAAAATACAGTTTCCTGTATTAGTAGTACTTGGAGTCCAAAAAGCTTGAAAGGTTACTGTACCTAAATTCCATGATTTTGGCATTGCAATAGAAAACTGTGCATATTCAGCTGTACTCGCATCAAAATCTAAAACTTTTAATTCAGGTCTAGTTGCTGTTGTTTCCACTGCTTGTGCGTCAGCTCCATTTGTTGTTGTGCCAAACATTGCTTGTGCTGGAACAAAAATAGTTTCTGTTCCTGCAATTTTAACTGCAGCGGTACCACTTTTAAGTACTCCAGATCCTTTAGGGTTTAAATTTATATCAACGTTTGTTTCATCACCTGTTGCAGATAAAATTGGTCCTGCTCCTGAAGCTGCATTAGCTATCGTGAATTCATTTACCG